GCCGCCATATCAGACACGTTACCAAGTGCTAATGTTGTAGTGCCGCCATCGTTGACCAACATGCCTTTGATCTCCCAACCAGCATGGGCTTGCGCCCCATTTTGCATTGCGACTACGGTGCCGTGAAAGGTGATACAGGTGTCTGAAGCGGCTACGATTTGGTTGTCAGCAGCGGCAGTGCTATTGTTTGTAGTCATAGCTTCTGCTGTGGCATCAGTGGTGTCTGAACGTAGAATAAATGTACCACCTTGAGCATCACCATCTGCTGCAAATCTACCTGCTGAATATGCAAGTTTTCCTTTTATTGCTGAAAGAGATTGCACTCCCATAGCAGTTGAAAAAAGATTAGTAGCATCACATTCTGTACCAAGACACATAGAATAATTGCTAGTGGCATTGTTGTATTGACCAAATACATGGGAGTTTGTTCCTGTAGCATTTGTCATGTATCCGATAGCAATAGAAGCTGTTTGTGATGCCTTTGCTCGATACCCAAGTGCTACTGTGTTAGTATTTTTAGCCCCGTAAGTAGAAGAATTATCTGCTATAGCAGCAGCAAAAGATTGTGATCCTGAAGCTCTACTTTTTGGCCCTGCAAGTGAGTCAGTACCCGATGCTACCGCACTATCCCCAATCGCAATAGCGTTTGAACCAGTTGCTGAAGGCTGCGCTGATGGGGAACTTTCATTAGCTGCGTAAAGATCAGCACCAGAAGCAGCCGCTGCAAAGGCTAAATTTCCTGATCCGTCAGTTTTTAAAAATTGCCCATTAGAACCATCAGAGGCAGGAAGAACAAAAGATAGGTTGCCACTGTATGCACTATGTGCTGCAGATTTTAATTCTGTATAATGTGCATTACTTGATTCACAGTAGAAACGTATAGCTGCAACACTGCCTGTACCTGTGCGTATATCTACTCGACCGTCCTGTAGCGTCACCCCTCCACTAGAACCATTACCACCAAATGTTGCACTGCTGCTATTACTTAATGCAACTGTACCTGTAGCATCTGGAAAGGTAATAGTACGATCTGCTGTAGGATCAGTAAAGGCTACAGTAGTTTCATGGTCATTAGCACTAGAACCTTCTACAGTAAATCCTGCATCATTAAGAAATAAACCTGTTACTGTAGGACTTGTTATTGTTTTATTTGTAAGTGTTTTTGTTGTAGCAGAGAAATAAGTATCAAGTAAGTCTACATCACGATAGCCAATATTATTACCATTATCAAAAACAAGAAGTGCATCATTGTTTGCTATTGCTGTGCTTGTATCTACACTCACTGCTGAAAAGTCAGCTACTGTGTTTAACTCTGCACCTGTAGCATTAAGGCCAGTTACATTATTGGCTGTACCATTAACGGCTTGAATACGTGCTTCAACAGACTGTTGAGTAGGAATAAGAGTAGCAGAATTAGATGACATATTATCTTCATCTACAAAACCTGTAATAGTAATAGAACCATCCGTTAAACTTCCATACGAAACAGTGCCACCTGTTATAGTGCCTGTTGTAGTAATAGCACTTGAGCCATTATCAATAGCACCAAATCCACTTGTAATACTACCACTATTTAAAGCACCAACTGTTGTAGCAGCCGTAGTAACAAGATTAGGCATAGCTGTGATTTCATCATCTAAGTATGCAGCTAGGTCTGTTACAGCAACCTGTACCATAGTGCCATCGTCATTTAAAACAACACGATCAGCATCAACTATAGTAGTGCTTGTTGCAGATGTTCCCCCATCTAAAATATTTAATTCTGCAGGTGTAGAAGTAATAGCTGTATTACTTGCAACAGCTAATACAGGAAGTGTACCTGATTGATTAGGCAAACTAATAGTTCTATCTGCCGTGGGATCAACTATTGTTAAAGTAGTTTCGTGATCGTCTGCACTTGCACCCTCAAACACAATTGCATTTTGTGCATTGATAGTTACAGTATCTACAATAGTCTGTGTACCTGATACAGTTAAATTACCAGAAACTATAAGGTCTTGTGATACAGTAACATCACCATCAGAAGCAATAGCAATAGCATCAGTATCACTAGCAGAGCCAATATTACCCCCATCACTAATAATAATATTACCGCCTGTAATATTACCTGTCGTAGTAATAGTGCTAGAACCTGTATCTATTGTACCAAAACCGCTGGTAATGCTACCACTATTTAATGCACCAACAGCGGTCACACTACTAAGAATACCTAAGTTACCGCCTAAGTATGTAGTTAGATTTGGCAAAGCTACTTGCTTCATAGTGCCATTATCATTTACTACAAATCTATCTGCATCTACAAGAGTAGTAGAAGTAGCTGATGTATCACCATCCATTATGTTTAATTCTGCAGCAGTAGCTGTAACTGCTGTACCATTAAGAGTTAGTGCATCAGTTTCTAAAGTACCATCTACATCTACATCCCCTGACACATCTAAAGAAGCGGCATCAAGCTCACCAGTAATTGTAACATTTCTTGCGCCAGTAAAATCTTTGTTACTGTCTACAACTACAGCTTTAGATGCTGCAACAGTCCCTGCTGTTATGCCATCTATAGTTTCTAATTCAGCTTCATTTATATCTGCAGAGCCAATAACAAAACTTGTACCTGTAATTGTAGTACCTGTTATTGCTGCTGCACTAGAACCACCTATAGTAGCACCATCAATTGTGCCACCATTAATATCTGCAGTGTCGGCTACAAGAGCATCAATATTAGCAGTACCATCAATGTACAAATTACGGAACTCAGAACCTACAGCACCTATATCATAAGTGTCATCAGCAGAAGGAATAATAGAGGAAGCAACATCTGCAGTGATTGTTACAGTATCACTAGCAGCATCACCAAGAATAGTGTTGCCACTTACTGTTAAATTACCTATGATACCAGCATTTGCATCTACATCAAGTGTATCTATGTGTGCAGTACCATCAAGAAATAAGTCTTTAAATTCTAACGAGCTTGTACCTAAATCAATATCATTATTTGTTACAGGAACAATAGCACCATCTTGAATGCGTATTTGCTCTACTGCAGCATTAGATACTTCTACAAATACCCCAACTCTGTTATTGCTAGTATCAATAGCTACTTTATTTTTTTCATCTGAGTCAGCAATAAGAGGTATATAACCACCCTCTGTAGCTGATCCATCGTGTGTGTGTCCTGTAGCTAATGCAAAAGTATCACGTAAAGCGTTAAACTCTACATTCAATGGGTTCGCACGTACAACGGCTGTTGCAACAATATCTGCCGATGACTGTCTTGCGTAACCTGCCATGTGTTATCTCCTATCACCTAATCCGTAAGTCACCGTAACCGCTTGAATAGTGTGGCTAGGACTTGTGTTATTTGTAACGTAAGTCATAGAAATTGAATCTCCTGACCCGCTAATTGAAGTACTTTTTATTGGCGAAGGGTTGCCATCATAAATATCTGTATCATCATAATTTGTACCTGTATCATCAAAAGTTACTGCAGCCCCTTCTGTTGTAAGGGTAAAACTAGAAGGGGTAGCTATTTCTGAATCACCAAAGTTGTAATTAATACCTAAAGAAATTTCTGTTTCACCTTCTGTTTTAAGGTAAGTTTTAACTTTATAAAATATTTTTCTTATGTCTGTATCACCCATAAAATAATAAGGGGTTTGATAGACACTTAAAATATCAGACCCATTAAAATTATTGCCTGTTTCTTGTCTATGTACTTTACCTGTACTATCACCATGAAGTACAAACTCAAACTGTCCTATGTATCCACTAGCTACAGCAGTAGCTTCTATACCTACAAGCTGGCTGTATTCAAAAGTAGACTGAGCAGTAGGACTTTTACGAATAGCTCCTATAAGAGAAAGAGAAGTATTAGCTTCAAAGAACAATCTAAACTGTGATTTTCTTCTTACAACAACAGCTTTAAGTTTTGTTACATCTTCGTTAATCGAATAGTTTTCAAAAGTTTTTTGTATTTCTCTGGATACAGTTTCAAGTTCAACGTCACCAATTCTATTTGTACCTGATACTGGACGGATACCATCCGGCCCCAAGAAAATAATATCACCACCAAATTCTACCACACTATCTGATGCTACGCAACCCAAGTCATTAGTAACATTTTCAAGTAAGAAGTTAGAGTAGTTATCCCCTACCAATCTTTTAATAGCATTTTGACCAAAGATATATAGTTGATTACGAAACCCAATAATTTGAGTAATAGAAAAACCTACATTAATTACCCCAGCACCATTAGCAGGATCAAAATCTGTATCATTCAAAGGAGAAGAAAAATATAAATTAAAGGGGTAAGTAGAATCTCCAGCTAAAAATAAATGGTTAGCAAAAGCACTAGAAAACTTTGGTGCAGCAGGTGCATTTGCATGGTATAACTTTACGTAGTCTGTACCATTATATTTAGCAGCTTGATTTACTCCATCAGTAAGTATTAGTACTTCTTCAAACCAGTTATGTTTTGAAAACCTTACAATGTCTATATCAGTGAAGCTAGGGTTGGTGGGTCTGTACTCACCGGCACCAGAACCTGCTGTAATGTTTCCTGTAACTGCACCACCTGCAGCTATCTGTGTGACCGTTTTAAAATACTTTGTACTGCTTACAGTGACTGCACCGTTTGGTCCTGCTAAAGCCTCTGTTTGTGCAATATCAGATGAGTCTGTTCCTGTTATAGTAAAAGTTACACCAGAATTATTATTACCTGCTAATCCAGTTATAGTTAGTTTTCTTGGTTGTAAAGAAGCAGCAGTGTAAAAGTTAATAGCCCCACTATCTGCTAACGCACCATTTAAAGTAAGATTAGCTGCCCCACCTGTTGTTTGTGCAGCACATACTCCATCTGGATCATCTGCTACAAAAGAACTGTCTACTGCATTCCAACCAATAACAGTTGGTGTTCCTACTACAGTGCTTGAGTGAGTAGATGTTTCTCCTGTTAAAACATTGCCAGAAGCATAAACAGAAGAAGGTAGTCTACCAAAGTTTAATACTATAGAGTTACCTGATCCGTTAGCTGTCTTAGAAATAACAGTAGCAGTAATACCTGTACTAGAGTTATCGGAAGAACTTACTACAGCAGTTACAGTTTCACCTATAGTAAAACTAGCAGATTGATTGTCTGTTACTACTACTGTGTAATAATGGTTGTACCAATGTAGGTAATTGCTGCCAGAAGAAGGCTCACGTGTGGCAAAGATACCTTGTTTTATATCCCCATTAACAGCAAGACCAAGAACTTTGCCTGTACCAGAGACCGTCCCATAGCCATTAGAAAACCCACTGATGCGTCTGTATCCACCTTCTAGTGAAGGCTCCATATTAATTAGGCTTACAGCACTTCCCGGCATTTGGGCAGATTGTGTGAGAGGATCAACATTAGTTACAAGACCCCCGGCACAAACTGCAGCAAATGTTTGTAATTGATCTGCCATATTATATTACATTAGATTTAAAAACAGAAGTTCCACCAGCAGGAATTAGCATGGTAGAAATAACATTTACAGATTGATCTACAAAAAGTCTTCTCATCATTTTTATTCCGTCTTGAAATTTCTTTTTGTGAAGTTCTGAGGATTGATCATTAGATCTAAAACTCATCATATACATCATTGCACCATCAATGACTACGTGTTTAAATCTATCAGGTACTACTGCTGTATCACTATATGCAACTAAGTCTGCTGGATATTTCCAGTATCTGTACTCTACTACATAGGAGTCATCTGGAATAGGGGTAACACCAAACTTAGTGTCTTGTGTCATGTAAACATTTAAAGGATTAGTATACCCACCTGTACCACTAGTATCCTCTACACTTCTATGACTAGTTAAATACTGATCATAGGTAATGAGGTTTAGTTTTTGTGGGCTGTTATTTTTAGAAGTAAGCTGTTTAATATAAAAAGTATCCCAATCAGCTTTAGAATAGTCTGCAGGAAAATCATAAACTTTTGTTCCTGAAACTAGTGTTTGCTCGTATGTAACTAAGGTAAAAGGCCACTCTTGAGCATCTTGTAAAAGTTCTCTTAAAGAAGAGTTAATAGCATCTTTTGCTAGTGCTTGCACATTCTTAACCGAACCAAAGTCAGCTTGGTCAATTTGAACCTCGTTCAATCTTCGCAACAGTTCATTGGTTAAGTTAATAAAAGTAGACATTATCTATCCTTAGTGTAGAAACAAGGGGCCAGCCTAAAGCCAGCCCCTCGTGTGTATTTAAGCTAGGTAGTCACGATCTACTTCATTAGCAGTCATGTCTTGACCCATATCAGAACAGTCCATCATAACTGCCCAGATACGCAACTTGCCTGTACTTACTGCACCACCAGAAAGTGTAGCAATAGTCAGATCAATGTTGTCATTTGCAACAGCCATTACGGGCTGATATGCTGCTGGATTTTGTGCGACAACAGCAGCGGCTGAAGTAGCATCAAAGCCATCAACAAATACATCAGCGTCAACCATACCAAGGTCCACAGTGAAGGTAGAACCATCACTAGCAGTATCTACTTCGATACCTGCATTAAGAACCATGTTCCCTTTAGGGACAGCAATTACTGGAATGACATCAGATGCTGCAAGAGCAGAACCTTTGTCAGACAAAGCAGTTGCTAGGTTAAGTACGGTTTGCACCATGTAAGGATTACGGCCACGTTGTGTGTTACCACGTGCCGATTGAAGTGTATTATCACCAAGTGCCATGTTTTATGCCTCCCTTACGCTGCGTTATAACGGGCTGTAACGATTGCTTCTGGACGAAGAATCTTACGACCGTATAGATGCATACCACGAACAATGTCAGCAAAGCTGTCAGGGTCACGATATGTTTCTGTTTTGTTAATCTGCTCGGCAGTTGCTACAGCAGAATCATGACCAGCTACGATAACACCGAAGTTAGTCAGTTGGTTGGCAGTACCAGTAGTTCCCGGTCCAGTACCCAAAGAAGGCAAGTTAGACGAGGAATATACACGGAAGCCGTGGAAGTTGCTAATGGTCAAACCATTACGCAGTCCACCTGATTCACCAAAATCTGCATTCATGAAGCGTGAATCTTCATCAGCAAGAATTTCCATAAATACTGGATCAACTACAATCCAACGGCCTTGTTTGTCAACTTGCTGTTGATCAAGCAAACGAGCCATACGAGCAACAACCATTGCTGGTGAAGCCGTAGCAGTTGGAAGTGCAGTAGCACCGGGCAAACGTGCAGCCAGAGGAATAGAGTGTGTTCCTGCAGAAGTTGTAGTGATGTTGCCGAAGTCACCTTTATGCAGTTGCATAGAGGAAAGCAGTTCATTAGAACCAGCAGTTGTTACTGCTTTGCTACCATTAACAGTAGTATTCAATGCATTAGCTTGTGCGTGCAAAGAAGACTGTTTGTAACCAGCCATGTAACCAAGAACTTCTTGGTCATGTTGATCAGCAAGACGGTATGCAGCACGGTTGGTTGCAAGGTCCATGAAGTTAATATGGCTGTGAGCTTCTTCAATGTCATCCATTTTGAAAGCAAAGTAGTTAGCCTTGTCTACTACCAGAGAAAAGTCCTCGTCATCCAAGTCTTGTGCTGTGACAGTAGTGCCACGTGCATACTCAGATACCGAAATTTCTGGTTCTTTAATAATTTTAACGGTATCACCTTGAGCTGAAATTTCACCGAAATAATCAGAGTTAGTAATATCGCCACATACAGTACTCTTGCGGAAAGCAAGCTGTACTTTTTTGGAATAGATGATGGGACTAAAGTTACCGTTTGGTAAATTCCCATGACCTGATGCGGTTGTAAAAGCCATAATAAGTCCTCCTATAAAGTTAGGCTTTGTTGAGCCAAACATTATCTGAAGAGGCTGATTCTTTTCTAGGGTGCATACTAGGATTAACTGGCCGGTTAATCTAAGTACGGGCCTATACTTAATACAGGTAGTCTTAGTGTTTTGTTTGAGCTTTAGTATGGGGGATTAGTACAGAAGGTAGACCTAATGGTGGCTTCTGAATACTAATCCCTAGTTATACTAACAAAATTATATTTGTCAAGTATATATTATCGTGCATTACCAGATAAATCGTAAATAAATTTACCTGTTTGTATTGCTTTAGTTATTGCTTCTTCTTGTTTCTCGTATTCTTGTGCAGACATACGGGCAATATCAGACTCTTTAAATGATCCAGATGTGTCCTCTGCATCAACAGAAGCCCTAGAAGCTTTCTTAACAGTACCAGCAGCAGCTTTACGTTTTGCTGCGTAGTCACTTTTAGTCATACCATTATCTACTTTATATAGATCAATGACACGAATTACTGAACGAGCATCGTCCGAGTTTTCATAAAGAGCATCTTGTACCCACTTAGGTTGTTCATCAACCCAATCATGAAACTGGTCTGATTCTCGTAGTTTGTCAAAATCAGGGTGAGAGTCACGAATGTCTTGCTCTGCAGAGGATCGGGATATTTCAGCTTCTTTAGCATCCAGTTTTTGTAAACGATCTTCTGCTTTACTAAACATTTCTTGAGCTTTTTTAGCAGCAATAGTTTCTACAATGCTTGCTACATCAGGATATTCTTTTGCCCATGACTCAATGTCTTCATCTGATTTAGGGGGACGAATGTTTTCTTGACCTAGACGAGCTTCTAGTGCAGCAAACTTTTCTTCCCAGTCTTTTTCTTTTTGTTGCATGTGACGCCGTACATCACCGTAACGTTTCTTAAAAGACTTTTCCTCACGGCTAAGATCTTTATCTTCAACCTCTGTCTCTTCTTCAGTAGCTTCTACTACTTCTTCCTCTTGGGTCTTACCCTCAAGTTCTTCAATTTCTTTTTCAGCTTCCTCTACTCGTTTACGATTACGATTATTATGATTAGGGTTTACGAACCCTGCTGTTTTTGGTTGTTCCATAGTTTGTAGTTCAGGCATATTATTTCCTTATGTTGGGGCCAGCCGTAGCTGGGTAGCCTTATTGTTATTTCTTCTTTCGTCTTTGTACTAAGCCTCCTGTAGCTCTTCCGCCCCTTCTATTATCTGCAGCGGCATCTTTTCTTGCTTGTTCTTTTACTTTTTCTGTATCGTAAGTATCTCTAGTTACTGTTGTTACTTTACCATCTTTATCTTTATATGATTTAGTAACTGTTTTACCTGTTTTTGCAGAGTCATACCTATCTTCATCATCACCCGTCCTATTATTATCTGCTGGTTGACCAGCAAATTGTTGTGCAGGAGTTTGAATAGCAAGGTTTCTTATTTTACCAGTGGCCTCAAGTTCTTTATGTCTTTGTCTTTGTTCTTGTTTTCTTAATAAAAGTTCTTTATTAGTAAGTCCTCCTATGCTTCCTACACCATAAATATCTCCACTATCTCTAGTGTGAATATTTGCATCTGCACCTATTGGAGGACGAGATTTATATTTATCACTAAAAGCAGTGCTACTAGAAATAGCATCTTCAAAACTATTAAAACCATAGTCTATAGCAAAAGAATTTTTGTATTGTGTTCCAGAAGCAAGTAAGTCATTGCCAAGAGAATCGAGTCTTCTTTTTAACTGTTTTGTTTCTTTTGGGTCAATATTACCTAAAGCAACATTAATATCATAGGCGGCTCTTGCTTTAGCTATACCATTAAGATCATCAATTTTATTAGCAAGACCAGCAGCTAATCCTAATCCCGGCATTAAGACCCCAGCAATCATAGCTTCTTTTTTATATTCACCCCTAGCTAATTGTTTTTCAATATAATCAAGAGGGTTTGTAAAAAAATCTTCGTCTTGTTCAAACCAAGCTTTCTTTTCTGTTGTTGTTGATGATGAAGGTTCAGGGTCCGGTCCTTCACTTTCTTCATAACGATAATTAGGATCAACTACACACATTTGACCATTCCAGATCATACCTCTTCCACAACCACCTGCAGGTTCAACTGGGGCTGCGGCGGCGTCAGTAGGAACAGAAACAGGTGTTGGAGGTTTTACACCAAAGTCAGGGTTGTATGTTTCAGGCTCAAAGTATGTTCCTCCTACTGTCCTAAATCTATTAGGATTAAACTCTCCTGTTGCAAGAACGCCTTCTGCAGCATTAACTACAGGATTAGTTGTTTGTGCAGGGGAGTTTTGTTTTTGCATTTGTTGTGGTTGTACTTGAGCATTTGTTCTAGTAATAGAAATACCACGTTTTGCAAGCTCTTGCATAATCTCTGGTTTTTGTTGGGCTAAAGCAGTGACTTGACTGATGATTTGATCAATCTTAGTAGGATCAGAGAAAAGACTTTGAGCCATTCCACCTGATGCAAACCCTACTTCCATACCCATGCCATTAATACGTTGATTAACTAGAGGATCATTTTGTGCAGTATAGGCTATCTTATCCATAAGACCACCCTCAGCTACGCCTGTAACTAACATTTGCTCTAAACCTGCAAGGTCAGCTTCAGTCAAACCTTGCTGTGACTCAATAGGTTCACCGCCTATTCTACCATCAGCATCCATCTGTTGCAAGCCCATTTTTGCTTGAGTACGTAAATCCTCAAAGAATCTTACACCGTAGTAACGTACAACATCAGCAGGTACAACGTACTCACCTTCAGATAAACGTGCAGGTATATCATCACGTACTTCTTTAGGTAGAGAGCCGGGAGGTACATCATTACCTGATACTGGGTCTCTTGTTTCTGCTCGTCCAAAGCTCATTTCCATTTGGTCTTTCATTGCTACCCCTCCTTGGGCAAACTTTGCATTTCTGTTAAACTTTTCTAAAGGATTAAACTCTGCATCTTTATACCTAATAACAGCAGAACTGTTTACACCATTACCTTCAGGTCTATCTACTAACATAGCATAGCTAATGTTATTTTTATCTTCTACTTCATTTACGTAAGGTACATGAGTAAAACCTTGTTCAGCAAGCTGCCTTCGTATAATTTGCATTTTTTCAAATACAGCCCCATCTTTAATTTTATCCATTTCTTTAACTAAAAAATTATTTAATCTTTTTTCTGTCCAAGGTTTTTTACCATCTAGAAGAGGTTTGTTTGTTTTTAATTTTAATTCGTAAGTTCTAGCCCCTTCCATTTTAGAAAGACCTTTATACGAACTAAGATCAGAAAAACGATCTGCTGCTGCTTTAGTAGTACCAACATGCACACCTAAAAAATCATGGGCTTTTTTAGGGTTATTAAAACCTAATCCTTTATACTTAATTAATTCTTTTAAAGTCATGCCTTGAGAAGCAGCTTGGTCTCTGGCGACCTCATCTGGAAGTTTAAACACTTTAATTTCTTCTGTGGGAGAAAAACTTTTTGTAGAATGATAACCTGTTTCAGAGTAACCTAAGTTTAATGCTTTTTGAGTCTGCGCAGGATTTTGTTTACCCTTACTTTTACCCATCTGTTCTTTTGTAAGTTTTCTTTCTAATGCTCCTAAAGGCCCTTGTTTATATTTAGTATCAACAGTTTCAAAAATATCTTCAAGTTTTGTATCTATTGCAGAAACAGCTTTGTTTGTTTTTTCAGAAAAAGTTTCTTTCTTTACTTCTTGAGGTAGTCGTCGGTAAAAACTTCTAAAAACATCAGAAGGTTTTTGTTGTGGTGGGAGTTCTTTTTTTCTTACACCTACTGTTGCTTGTCCATGTATAGCATCACCAAAAAAACTATGAAGTTTTCCTTGACCTGCATCTGACATAATGTCCACCATAGCAGGAACATGAGTATAGCCACCTTTAATTAGAGCATCTAATCTATGATTACCTTCAAAAATTTCAGCAGTATGTCCTTGCCAACCTACACCAATTTGTATTGGGGTTGTCATACCGTTTGTTTCAATATCTTTTAAAAGTTTATTCGTATCTTTTACTAAAGGATTACCGGGAAAAAACTCTAAAAAATCTTTTATAGGCACATACTCTATTGTACCTGCTCTTACACCACTACGAAGTTCACTCATAGCTTCTTCATTTATACGAGGGAGTTTCATATCCCCAGTGGGATTAACAATATTAACACCTTTTGTGGGGCTAGGAACTATTAGAGTAGATGGGTTTGAAAATTCTTCTGTTGTTAAACCATAACCATTAATACCTTGTTCTTTCTTTTCTATAGCTAAGGCTTGTTTATATTCTTCTGAAGGTTCAAATACTTTAGGTATATTTTTTATTTTTTGTCCTGCTTGTTTTGTACCAGCAACTGCTGCATCTACAGCATCATCAAGTTGAGTTAAACTTTTTGCCCCTGCTGTACCCATAAAAGCATCAGGTATAGAGTATATATCTCTTTCAAAACGTCTTTCTTTTTCTTCTGTAGGCATAATCTCTGCTACAGTACCAATAGCAGTTTTTGCTGCAGCATCTACTAAATCTAAAGCACCTAACCCCATATCTTTAAAGTAATCTACAGCACGTAAATACCCATTATATAAAGCAGGATCATTAGCATCTGTCTCAGTTACACCAGCATCCATAATCTTTTTCTTAGCATCTTCCCAAGAACTTTTAGCAAACTGTAAAGGGTTAAAAGGATCAGGTTTATTTTGAATACCCCCAAAGTACACATTACCATAACGGTCTGTGCCTGAAGGATAAGAAATTTCAAATGGGTCTTCTTCAGCACGTGGTATTGGTATATCTAACTCAAATGCTTTTTGGGTTTGTTCAGCCATTAGCATTAACCTTTAGTCTAAGCTGCTTTAAAGCTTGCAGTGCATGTATCTGTCCCTGTATTCTATACATTACATGAGATTCATCTGACTGAGAAAACATTTTGTAACTAGCTTGAATGCGTTCATCTAGTTCAACTTCAAATGCTTTCCATGCTTCTGGGTTATTTACTAGTAGTTTTAAACTCACTGCATTGGTCCTTGTCCAGTGTTAGCTGAGAAGCCTTGTTCTCCCGGCTGAGGTGCTGTGCCTGTACCTATAGTACCCCCTCCGCTACCTTGAGTATCCTGTACCTGTGCCCCTGCTGGTGGGCCTCCTTGTGGAGCTGGTGGACCTGCCTGTGGTGGAGGTGGTGGTGGTGGATTCTCCGCACGAAACTTTTTAAGTATCTCTGCTTGTACTGCAGCATCACCCATTGAGTTGACCAATTTGTCTGGATCAAGGTCCATAGACTTAGCAATTTCACGCACAATGTAATCCATCTTAGCAAAGGGTGCTAGTACAGGATTTTGTACTACACCAAGGAATTGCATTAGGCGTTGACTACGTACTTCATTAGCCATTAGGCTTTCAGTACCACGTGCTTTAACTTCAAGATCACCCTTGATTTCTTCATCATAATCAAACTGCATGTTGAAGTTGAAGAATGCTTTAGCTAATGGTGCTAGTAGGTAATCGTCTACATTCTTAACTACATTCCGTATAGAACCATTAGCAGCAGACATGAGCATACTAATGCCAGAAGCTGTACGTCCGACACCTTGTACTCCTGTCTGACCATGAGCAAAGCTAGGAAAGCCTGTACTCTCGTCTGCTAATACACGTGCCTTATCAAACATCTGCATGTTCTCATTGGATACGTTGGGGAACTTAGTGCCA